TAATGCAACAATTGTTGGTATCAGTACACCTAGACCCTTGACAGCACCATGGTTAAGTAGTACAATACATATAGGAACTTCTGGAGGACAGAATATTTAATGGCGAAAGCAAAAGGTGGATACGGTATTGCAGATTCTATTGAGGCAACACCAAAGAAAACAAGACAAGGTACAGGATCACATACTAAGTATTCTGCGACTAGTCGAAATAAAGCAAGGAAGAGATATAGAGGACAAGGTAAGTGAGTAAGAACTATATTACGAAAGTGAAGAATCAATTCAAGTCATCTGCATATTACATGTTCTGGGGTACTGCTACTTTTGCAGTAGTTGCAGGACAACTTTATGTTGGGTCTGGTTACAGACAGATGTCTAAGTCACTGGATGCATGGTTTGATAAGACCATCAGCATCATGATACAGAAAAGACTTATGCAGCAACCTCCAAGAAGTGTGGGTCCTTATGAAGATAACAGAATGCCTGTGATACAATGAAATGTTGGCATTGTGATACCGAACTCATCTGGGGTGGTGACTGTTCTATGGATGAGTTGAATGATGGGGAAGAATCTGACTATGATTTCTTTTCTAACTTTCACTGCCCTAAGTGTGATTCATATGTAGAGGTATTTCACCGTAAATCATGAATTTAATTTGTAATCTCCCTTCTGAGAAGGTGTGGGTAAGAAAAGAGTATCTTACTGACCATCAGAGTGGGTTTGGAGAATTTGTAGAGGGCGTCTGGGTTGCTTGTAAGAGTATACCTGGTCGTGCTTTTTATTTTGAGACGTATTTGCCTGAGTATGGGGCGATGTATGATAAACTTCCTATAAGTGCCTTTCTCCGAGCACCGAAAACGCCGACGCCCGATATGAGTCTAGAGAATCTGCAATTTTGGAATTGTATGGATTATGGGGTGATGGCAATTAATAAAGGTTTCATATCTTCTATGGATGCAGAGATACGCACAAGAGACCATGGTCTGATGAATGGTCAGTATATCTTCACATTAGATAATTATCATGCAAATCCTGATGTGATAGATAATAATGTAAGCGAAGTACCGCAAGAGCATAAGAGTCATAATTGTATTCAATTAGAGAATGGACAGTATGCATTGTATCCTAATAATAGAATGCGTTTGTATGACCTCTCTATAACCCCTCAAGAACCGAAGACACCAGACTTTAAGGTTTCTACCATAGAGTACCAAGTCGAGAATGGGACTGAGTGGGGGCGACTAGGAGATACTGATGATTATTTCTGGGAAACACCTAAGGAGAAAACAAATGGTAATTAAAGTAGACAAAAGTGAGGAATTTGTAAAGAGTGGTAAGAAACTCATCTCTGAGTACGATGCACTACCTCTAACAGATAAACTCGAAAAGAATGATGATAGGGAATTGTTTGAGATGAAGAGAAAGAGAGAATTCCTTGACGAGTGCACTAACTTCAGAAAAGATGGATAAATAAAAGCAGCCATGCTGTGTCTAAATGCCGAATCCTGGTTCATTTAAAGATTTTAATGTAACATTTAAAAAACATCCAGTTACTAACGACTTAGTAACGGTGAAGGATAACGCTGCAATAGCACAATCAATAAAAGGTTTATTACTGACAACTAGAGGAGAAAGACCATTTCAACCTAGGTTAGGAAGTGGTATACAAAATATGTTATTTGAACCATTAGACTATGGTTCTGCTGCAATGTTAAAGGGGGAGATATCTAATACTCTTCTTGCTTACGAACCTAGAATTTCTGTAAGAGCAATTCGTACTTTTATAGATGATGCTAATAATGGATATGATGTAGAACTTGAGTACTCGATTGTAGGTAGAAACGATAGACCAGTGGCGGTAGAATTCTTCTTAGAGCGTACACGATAATGCCTTATACTCAGGTTGCTAATTTAGATTTTAATGCTATCAAGACTTCTCTTAAGGAGTATATGAGAGCACAGTCAGATTTTACTGACTATGATTTTGAGGGAAGTGCATTAGCAACTCTCATTGATACACTTGCTTATAATACTTACTATACAGCGTTCAATACCAATATGGTAGTCAATGAACTATTCATTGATTCGGCAACGTTGAGAGATAATGTAGTAGCATTAGCAAAGCAGTTAGGATATAGACCAAAGAGTGCAACTGCACCAACAGCATATATTTCTTTTAATGTAAATTATACAAACCCTACATCAGACACAGAACTAATATTAAAGTCAGGTACAGGATTTGTTACAACATATGATAACACTCAATATCAGTATATTACAGTAGAGGATGTAAAAGGACAAGTAATAAATGATGTCGCAACCTTCACAAACGTTCCTATTCTAGAAGGAACACAGGTAATTAATACATTTACTGTTAGTTCAGTAAGTAAATCACAAAGATTTATTTTAGATAATAGAAATATTGATACTAATACTGTTAAAGTAAAGGTATATCCTAGTGGTGGTTCGTTTAATGAGCCATATTTACTTGCTGATAACATATTAGGTGTTGATGGAACATCAAAAGTGTTCTTTATAGATGAGATTGAAGACGAAAGATATGAAATATTGATGGGTGATGGTGTATTAGGAAAGAAATTAGATAATAATACACGTATTGAAGTATCATACTTAACAACATCAGGTCCTGATAGTAATGGAGTTAAGTCATTTATATTTTCTGGTGTAGTAGAGAATCCAAATGGTGTATCACCTAATGCATTTGATGTTGTAGTATCATCAGTTACACCTTCTGCGGGTGGTGAAGAGATAGAAAGCACTGCTAAGATAAAATACACTGCTCCTAAGGCATATGGCACACAAGACCGTGCAGTGACCGCACAGGACTACGAAGCAATTGTAAGACAAGTATATCCAGCAACAAGTGATATCATTATATTTGGTGGAGAGGATCAAGATCCACCACAGTATGGAAAAGTATTCATCTCACTAAAACCAACTGATGCAAGTTATCTTACATCATTAACTAAGTCACAGATTGTTGCTGATCTTAAAAAGTATGTTGTTGCATCAATAGAACCTCAGTTAGTGGATCCTTCTATTCTATTTGTAGAAATGAGTAGTAAAATCTATTACAACAGTGGTGTTACCGATCAAACACCTTCACAGATTAGAGATAAGGTAATTGGTGCTGTACAGTCTTATATTGATACAAGTGATACTGAGAAGTTTAATGGTAAGTTTAGGTATAGTAAGTTTGTAGGTGTGATAGATGATGCTGATGTTAGTATCAATTCCAATCTCACTAGTGTCACTATGAGAAAAGACTTCTATCCTCAGTTAAATTCTACATTCTATTATGAGGTATGTTTCCAAAATGCATTTGATGAGGACTGTGATGATCCAGTCTTGTCATCCACTGGTTTTAGGGTAACTGAGTATCCTAATTTTGATGTCTATGTTGAAGATAGGAATAAGAAAATTGTCCTATATAGACTAGATAATGTAACAGGTGAAAAGATTGTCCTCGACAGCGATGTTGGAGATATAGATTATGTAAAAGGTGAGTTAAAAATGTATGCTCTTACAATTATTAAAGGTAGCTTCTTTGATAATCGCATTTCATTAAGAATTAAACCATTATTAAATGACGTTAAGGCAATGCGTGAAGTGTATCTTGACGTTGATGTTGCCAATTCATCCTTCACTGCATATAAAGAGTAAGTAAATGGTCGTTGCAAAGACAAAACGGATTTCCAATTTAATAGAATCGCAACTTCCTGAGTTTATCAGTACAGAATACGAATTGTTTAGTAAGTTCGTAACAAAGTACTATGAATCACAGGAGGTGCAAGGTGGTACATTGGATGTTATTAACAATATCCAAAAATACGCAGATATTGATTACTATGAACAAAACCTACTTAGACAGCATGATGTGTTGGACACTAGTATCACTTCTTCTGATACTACAATTGTACTACAAGATGCAACGAGTTTTCCAAAAGCAGACGGATATGTAAAAATTGATGATGAGATAATTTTTTATGCAACTAGAACAGATACAACTTTAAGTGGATGTTCTAGAGGTGTTAGTGGTAACACAACACTTGGTGATTTATACCACAAGAGTGAATATGTAAGCACAACATCTGCAGCACATGTTTCTGGTCAAAAAGTTTACAATATCAGTAATCTTTTCTTATATGCTTTTGTCAAGAATTTTGAGAAACAATACCTAGGTTCATTTCCTGAGAAATATCTTAG